ATGACGAAAGCCATCCGTTGCCGCCACGTGCGCGAATTGAGGAATAGGAACGGCGTTTTTGCCGCGTGAAACATGGCGACCCGTGGCCGCAAGCCGAAGCCGACCGCGCTGAAGATCGCAGACGGCACCGCGCGTGGTTCGCTCCGCGAACCGTCGGCTCCTCTCGGCGTGCCGCCGATGCCCGAGCGACTCGCGGTCGAACCGGTCGCCGTTGCCAAGTGGAACGAGCTCGCGTCGCTGCTCTCGGGCATGGGCGTGCTGACGCTCGGCGACGGCGAGGCGCTCGCGACTCTGTGCGAGGTTCACGCGGCGGCGCAGTCCTGTCTGCTCGAACTCCGGGCGAGTGGATCGGTGATTCACACTGACCTCGGCGGCGTGAAGCCGAACCCGGCGGGCTCGCTCTATCGCGGGCTCGTCTCGCTCCAGGCGTCGCTGATGACTGAGTTCGGGCTCACTCCGAGTAGCAGGGTGCGACTTGGTCAAAAGAACGAAGCGCCAAAGGACGACCTCGCGGAACTCCTCAAGTCGCACGGCTGATCTGATCCCGCCGATCGACCCGAGGAAAGAGACGCTCGTGCGTCGGTTCTTTGAGGAGATTCTTCGGCACAGCAAGGGACAGAAGGCGGGCCAGCCGTTCCTGCTCTTGGAGTGGCAGCGGAAGATGCTGTCCGATGTGTTCGCGAGAGTGAGACAGGACGGGGCGCGGCAATACCGCACCGCATACATAGAACTGGGGTGTGCCCTCGGGCCGTAATGGCTCGGGGGCACGCTCCAGAAAATAGCTTCCGAAGAAACAGGGCAAAAGCACGACCCTCGCAGGCGTCGCCCTCTACGGCCTCGTCTGCGACAACGAGCCAGGTGCCGAGATCTACGGCGCTGCCAGTGACCGCGAGCAGGCGGGCATCATCTACCGCGAGGCGGCGTCGATGGTGCGTGCGTCGCCGTCGCTGTCGAAGCGGCTCGAAGTGATCGACTCGCGAAAGACGATCGTCGATCGCCAGACGAACTCGTTCTACCGGGTGCTCTCGGCGGATGCGTTCCGGGCCGAGGGTCTCAACATCCACATGCTCCTCTTCGACGAGCTCCACGCCCAGCGGGACCGTCGCCTCTGGGATGCGTTGCGGTACGGCGGCGCTGCCCGGCGTCAACCGCTCATCCTGTCGATCACCACGGCTGGCTATGACCGTCGCAGCATCTGCTGGGAGCAGCACTCCTACGCGGAGAAGTGCATCGCCGACCCGGCGTACGATCCGACATTCTACGGCTGCATCTACGCGGCACCGCCAGACTGTGCGACCGACGGTTCGTGGAAAGACCCGAAGGTCTGGCGGCAGGCGAACCCGTCGCTCGGCGAGACGATCACCGAGGAGTCGTTCGCGGCCGACGCCCGCGAGGCCGAGCAGTCGCCGACGAAGCTCAACTCATTCCTCCGCTACCGGCTCAACGTCTGGACGACGCAGGACACGCGGTGGATCGCCCCGGCGGCGTGGGCTCGCTGTGCGAATCCGCTGCGGGACTTCGGGGACCGTCCCGTCTACGCCGGGCTCGATCTCGCGAGCACGTATGACCTCTCGGCCTTGGTGCTCGTCTGCCCCGATCCCGAGGACAACACGATCGACGTGCTGCCGTTCTTCTGGATTCCCGAGGCGAACGCCGTCGAGCGGGCTCAGCGCGACAAGGTGGACTACCTCGGGTGGATTCGCGACGGGCAGATCCGGGTGACCGACGGCAACGTCACCGACTACACCCGGCTCCACGCCGACATCAAGGCAATCTGCGACCGCTACCGGGTGCGTCAGTTGGCGGTCGATATGAAGTTCAACGCTCAGATGTTGGCAAACTTACTGCAAGGGGACGGGCTGGACGTGCGAGGATATCCCCAAGGCGGCCCCGGAATGTCGGCTCCCGCCAAGACGCTGGAGAACCTCGTGCTCAACGGCATGGTCCGGCACGGCGGGCATCCGGTGCTCACGTGGTGTGCAGGTAACGTCGCTGTTCACGAGGACCGGCACGGCAATATCTACCCGAGCAAGACCGCCAGCACGGAGCGTATCGACGGCATCGTCGCCCTCTGCCAGGGCATCGGCTCGTGGATGCGATCCGAGCAGGAGCAAAAGCCCTCGGGCACCCCTGAGATCTTTTTCGTCTGATGATCGCCAACGCACAGCATCGCATTCTCTGGCTTCCCGGTGAGGAGCGAATGTGGGACGAGGAGTACTCGTCCCGCTCGGCCGCAGGAATCCGCATCGACGCGAGCAACGCCCTGCAAGTGTCGGCGGTGTTCGCGTGCCTGCGAATCCTGTCGGAGAGCGTCGCGAGCCTGCCGCTCCACGTGCTCGAACGCATGGCTCGCGGGACTCGCCGTGCCGTCGAGTTGCCGCTGTATCGTCGTCTCCACCAGCAGCCGAACGAATGGCAGACGAGCTTCGAGTGGCGTGAGCAGGCGGTTTTCCACGTCGGGCTATGGGGCGACGCCTACAGCGAGATCCGCTCGGGGGCGTCGGGTGCGGTCGATCAACTCATTCCGCTGCACCCGTCCCGCATGACGGTGGAGCGGATCGAGAACGGGCGACTCCGCTACAAGTACCGCGAGGAGAACGGCCGCGAGACGGTGTACTCGCAGGATGCGATCCTGCACATGCGTGGGCCGAGCGACGACGGCGTGCATGGCATGAGCGTCGTCGAGAGTTGCAAGGACGCGATCGCGCTGGCTCGGGCGTGCGAGCTCCACGGTGCCCGATTCTTCGGCAACGGAGCGAGGCCGGGCTTTGTACTCAGCACGGATGGCGAGCTCAATGCCGAGGCCCGTGAGTCGCTGCGTGCGAACTGGGAGCGGATGCACGGTGGCGTGAATAACAGCAACCGCACGGCGGTGCTCGTCGGCGGGCTCAAGCCGATCGAGATCCCGCAAGCGTCGATGCACGATTCGCAGTTCATCGAGGCTCGGAAGTGGCAGTTGGCCGAGATCGCCAGGCTCTTCCGTGTGCCGCTCCACCTGCTCGGTGCCGAGACGAGCCCCGGCTCGGTGGAGCACGCCGGGCTCGACTACGTGCAGCACACGATCCTCCCGTGGCTGCGTCGCTTCGAGTCGGCGTTTCAGCGTGACCTCATCAGCGACGACGACCGCTACTTCGTCGAGTTCGACGTTCGTGGGCTCATGCGTGGCGACGCCGCGAGCCGCTCGGCGTACTACCGGGCGATGTGGGACATCGGGGCACTCTCGACGAACGACATCCTCGAACTGGAGAACCGCAACCCGGTCGAGGGCGGCGACGAGCGGTATCGCCCGCTGAACATGGGCACGCTCGGGGCACCGCCGTCGGTCGATGACGTACTCGCCCAGCAGCAAGAGGGCAGCGGCATCGACGGCCAAGCGGTCGAGGGCGGCGTGACCGCAGCCGAAGGCGAGCCCGCTCCGGTCGTCGAGGAGGTGGTCGTCGAGGACGCCACGCCCCAAGTAGCCGAGGTCTCGCTCAACGGTGCCCAGATCACCGGGCTCATCGCGATCGTGCAAGCGATCTCCGATGGTCTGGTCACCCGCGAGGGTGCGGCAGCGATGATCGCCGCGTCGTTCCCGAGCATCCCGCCCGCACAGATCGACGCGATCCTCGCAGGGGTGGTCGAGCGTCAACCGGTGCCAGCAGCGGATGCGCAGCCGCAGCCGGTGCCGGTCGTCGAAGACGCCCCCGCGAGGTCGCTCGAAGAGCGAGCCGAGCCCGGCACCGTCGCCGAGGGCGACTTCGTCTCGTGGGGCTCGTCTGGCGGGCGAGCTCGTGGACGCATCGACTACGTCATGGGCGACGGCACGCTCGATGTGCCGGGCACCGACTTCAAGATCGACTCGACCGAGGACGACCCGGCGGCGCTCATCACGGTGTACGAGGAAGTCAGCGGCGGGTGGCGTCCGACCGACACGCAAGTCGGGCACAAGGTGGCGACGCTCACGAAGATCGACCCGCTCCCCGAGCCGCCGCCTGCGGAGGAGCCACGGGCGAAGCCACGGAGGCGACGACGTGGCGGCTAGGTATGACCATATCGACTTCTCGCCGCCGTCGGGCGTGCGTGAGGAGGCTGCCAAAGGGCTCGCATGGCGCGACGAGTACGGCCGAGGCGGCACGGCAGTCGGCGTTGCCCGAGCGAGAGACCTGAGCAACGGAGTGAACATCAGCCCCGAGACGGCTCGGCGGATGAAGGCGTTCTTCGACCGGCATCAAGGCAACAGGCAGGCGGAAGGCTGGAGCCCCGGCGAGGACGGCTTCCCGTCGAACGGGCGAATAGCGCACGCATTGTGGGGCGGGGACGCCGGGCAGGCGTGGGCGAACAAGCTCGTGCGGCAGATGAACGCGGCAGACGAAGGCGAAAGGAGCACGACGATGAACATCGAGCGACGCAGTCTGGCGATTGACGAAGTCGAGTCGGCGGTCCCGCTGCTCGCGGTCGAGAGCCGCAGCGAGGACGGCACCGAGCGTGAGTACATCGTCGGCTACGCGGCGAAGTTCGGCGTGCTCTCCCTCGACCTCGGCGACTTCGTCGAGCGGATCGACCCCGGTGCGTTCGGCATCGTCGCCGAGCGTCGCGGTCGTCGGAAGCCGCTGGAGACGCGGGCGCTCTGGAATCACGACGCGAACTTCCCGCTCGCGAGGTATCCCGGAACGCTGTCGCTCAAGGTCGATGAGGTCGGGCTGCGGTATGAGTTCCCGGTGCCTGACACGTCCTACGGCCGGGACATCGCGGCGAACATCCGGGCCGGGATCGTGCGTGGCTCGTCGTTCTCGTTCACCGTGCCGAGCGGCGGCGACGAGTGGAGCGTCGAAGATGGACGCAGTGTCAGATTGATACGGGCTATCGACTCGTTGCTGGATGTTTCCCCAACTACGTTCCCGGCCTATCCCGACACTGACGTGAAAGTTGCTCAGCGCTCCTACGATGCGTTCGTCCGTCAGCGTGATGCCGAGACTCATCGCCGCATGGCTGCGGCGGCCCGTGCCCGAGAACTCCGCGAGTACCTGACCCAGCATGGCCGCTAGTGGCGACTCGTGCCCGAAGTGCCGGGCCGGTGTGTACGTGATCGCGTCGAGCCAGCGGTCTGGCGACTACCAGACGCGGTATCTGCGCTGTCCGAGGTGCGGCGCGACCGACAAGCAGACCCTCTTGGCGGTCGAGGTGCGGCGTCGAAAGTTGTTTACTAACGCCCCGTCCTGACTGGATGGGTGCCGGTCTGGCTCCGTAGGTTCGTGGATAGGTGGCGTGAGCGCCGCCGCATCCCGACCAAGGAGTCACGCTCGTGGACAAGATCAAGGCACTGCTCGACGAACTCGCCGCTGTCGTCGCCGAGATGGAAGCGATGAGCGAGACCCCGGCCGAGGACGGCGCTGAGCCGATGACCGAGGAGCAGGAGGCTTCGCTCCGCTCGCTCGAGACCCGTGCCGACAAGCTCCGCGAGCAGATCGAGTTCCTGCAGCGCGTGCAGGCGAAGGAGCTCGAACTGCGTGCCGTTCTGGAGCGTGGTGCCCCTGCCAAGGCGGTCGAGAAGGCTGCCGTCACCGAGGAGAGCCCCGTGGAGAAGCGTACCGTCCCCGCGATCCCTGTCTCGCACGGCCCGCTCAAGGCGTTCCGTTCGGCCGAGTCCGCGTACCGCGCTGGTATGCACCTGCGTGGCTATGTGTTCGGCGACGCCGAGGCCCGTCGGTGGTGCGTCGATCACGGCGTCGAGAGCCGCGCCCAGGCGGGCGGCGTCAACTCGCTCGGCGGTGTCCTTACCAGCCCCGAGCTCAGCAACGAGATCATCCGGCTCGTCGAGGAGTACGGCGTCTATCCGCAGTTCGCTCGTCGCATCCCGATGAACAGCGACACCCTCGTGATCGCCCGTCGCACCGGCGGGCTCGCTGCTCGCCCGGTCGGCGAGAACGCCGAGGTGCTGACCTCCGACGTGACGTTCGACAACGTCGAGCTCAATGCGAAGATTTGGGGCGTCGCCAATCGCACCCCGAACTCGCTGCTCGAAGACTCCGTGATCGACCTCGCCGACCTCATGGCGGTCGAGATCGCCCAGGCGTTCGCCGAGGCGGTGGACAACGCGGGCTTCGTCGGTGACGGAACCTCGACCTACCACGGTGTCGAGGGCATCACGAAGAAGATCGTCAAGGCTGCTCACTCGG